CAGAGAGAATGCCTTCGAGGAAAAAGTCAAAGAAGCTAAATCCGGACTCGAAGTTAATAAACTAAAACTCAAAGAAATACAAGAACTGAGGAGCACACTGCGTCTTTATGTGAAGGACCAGGACAAGAGGACACAATTAATTGGTATCATCGACAAACAGATAGATTCCACAGAAAATTTAATCGACTCAAATGAGAAAATACTGGAAACTTCCAAGAAACTAGGAGACAGTTTCGTAGGATTAGGCAAAGCGGCGTTCGGAGGTGAGGGCAGTATCAGTGCATTCACAGACAATGTCAAAGGTCTAGGACTTATCGGTAACAGATTGGATGTCAACATTGAGACGTTCAGGCAACTGTCACAATCAGGTGCTAACTTTGGACAGTCTATTGTTGCACTGAGAACGGCGGCGGCGGACGCGGCACTGCCATTGGATGATTTTGCAAGTTTAGTGGCAAATAATTCACAGAACTTGGCGGCACTGTTTGGATCGACAACACAGGGTGCCCAAAGGATAGCCGAGTTAGGACGTATCACGAGGGAAGTGGGCATAGAACAACTTGCTCCACTGGGATTCACTGTAGACGAAATTAATGAAACACTTTTACTAAACTTAGATTCACAGAGAAGGACAGGCATCCTAGACAGACTGACAAGAGAACAACAAACAAAAAGTGCAATAAGTTTCGCAACACAGTTAGACAGATTAGCAAAATTAACAGGTCAGCAGAGAGATGAACTACGGACTCAGATAGAACAGCAACAAGCTAACGAAAGATTCCAGGCGGCACTGCAAGGAGTCACAGACGAAACACGTCAAAGATTACAGGCATTCGCAGGAACTGTGGCAGGAATATCTCCAGAACTGGCAGAAGGCTTCCAGGATCTTATTGCAAATGCAGGTGTACCTGTCACTGAATCAGCACTTGCACTTGTCCAGAACATTCCTGGTGCGAGAAATGTAATCAATGACCTTATCTCCGGAGTGGTAACAAGCGAACAAGCACTTGTTAGAATAAGAGATTTATCTGCCGGCAGTGTTGACAGATTTAGACAGGCAACAGTAACAGGACAGGTAGAATTTTTAAGACTGCAAGGGGGAATCATAGAACTGGGTAGAAGGGTGACCGACGTAGGTGCTGTCACAAAAGAACAAGAAAAATCCGCATCTAGCCTTGTAAAAAATTTAACAACATTTGAACAGGCCACAAAGGTTCTATCTAGCCAATTCCAACAAATAGAAACAGGACTGTTACAGGCATTTGGACCAGCATTGGGTGGACTGGTGGGTGGAATACAGACAGCGTTCGGAAAGGGTGGAGCGATAGCTGTTGCATTGGGCAAAGCGCCGGCCTTGACGGCAGGATTAATCACGGCAGGGTTGGCCGGCAAGTTCCTATTCACGGAAGCTAAGAACGTGGCCATAATTGCCGCGGGTACGGCCATAGGAAACAGCAAGTTGGCAACAAGCATCAGCGGACTGAAAACTTTGGGCGGCAAAGGACTAACAGGTGCAGGTAGAGGTCTTGGCATAGTCGGTGGTGGAGCCGCAGTGCTTGGTGGTGCGGCACAGGCCTCAACAGCAGAAACAACCGGAGGCAAAGCACTGGGCGTAGGCTCTAGCGTACTAGGCGGTGCTTTGGCAGGTGCAAGTTTAGGTAAGATATTTGGATTGCCAGGATTGGCTGTCGGAGCAGGTATCGGCACCCTCGTTGGATTGGCGGGACTAATGATGAACGACAATAAGCGAGCAGTTGGTGGACCAATGAATGAGGGAGAAACATATCTGGTTGGTGAGAGAGGACCAGAAATAGTCACGGCAGGAACCAAATCAACGGTGACCGCAAACAACGATCTCAAAGACACGTTCGACACAGCGGCATTGGAAACAAAGATGTCCAGCATGATCACAGAACTGAACAGTGCGAATAAGACTTTAACGAATATGGTAAATGGCGTAAATACGCTAGTTGCAGTCGAAAGCAGGGCCTTGAAAGCAGTTGAGAGAACAGCTCGTAAAGATCCTAAGCAGATAGGTATTGTTTAGGTTGCTATAATGTATAAAAAAGTGTAACATAAAGCATGGCTTGGAAAAAATATTTTAAAGACGCAAACATGTCTCCCATATCGGGGGAGAAAGTGCCAAACTTCGCCAAGAGGAACTATAGTTCTTACTTGCCAGACGTGTACACTGGACACCCGAACAGGATACAGAGATACTTCCAGTATGACCAAATGGATTCAGACTCGGAGATCAATGCGGCACTGGACATCCTGGCAGAATTTTCGACGCAGAAGAACACGGAAAACGAGACTCCTTTTGATCTTGTGTTCAAAGATGAAACAACAGAACACGAAGTGAAACTTTTAAAGAAGGCCTTGCAACAATGGACTAAGTCAAACAAATTCAACAAAAGAATTTTCAGGATATTCAGGAACGCACTGAAATACGGAGACTGTTTCTTTGTGAGGGATCCAGAAACACAGAAATGGTTGTACATAGACAATGCGAAAGTTGACAGGATCGTTGTCAACGAATCCGAAGGCAAGAAACCTGAACAATATGTGATCAGAGACATCAACCCTAACCTACAGAGATTATCAGCAACGCAGATCACTCCTAACCAAACTTATGGTGGTGGCGGAACAACAGGTGGTGGTACAGCGGCATACGGATCAAGTTATGCAAACGCCGGCGCCACTAACAGCATGTCAGGATTTGCAGGTGCCACAACAGGCGGCAGATTCTACAAGACAATGAATGCGTATAACATAAATGCAGAACACGTTGTACACATGTCTATGTCCGATGGCCTGGACAACTTGTTTCCGTTTGGACAATCTGTTTTAGAACAAGTGTTTAAAGTTTACAAGCAGAAAGAACTCTTAGAAGATGCAATCATAATTTACAGGGTGCAGAGAGCACCAGAAAGAAGAGTGTTTTACATTGACGTGGGTAACATGCCTACACACTTGGCAATGCAGTTCGTTGAGAGAGTTAAAAACGAGATCAATCAGAGAAGAATTCCAAGTGCATCAGGTGGAGCAAACTTTATAGATGCAACATACAATCCGATGTCAATCAATGAAGATTACTTCTTCCCACAAACGGCTGAGGGTAGAGGATCTAAAGTTGACACACTGCCAGGTGGTACAAACCTAGGAGAGATAGACGACTTGAGATTCTTCACAAACAAACTGTTCAGGGGCCTAAGGATTCCTAGTTCTTATTTGCCCACAGGAGCAGAAGACGGACAACAGCAGTACAATGACGGTAGAGTGGGCACAGCATACATCCAAGAATTAAGATTCAACAAATACTGTACAAGATTACAGGCGATGTTGGCAGAAACATTTGATAGTGAATTCAAACTGTATATCAAAACAAAAGGTTACAACATCGACAACACAATGTTTGAGATAAAACTGAATCCGCCACAGAACTTTGCACAGTACAGACAGACAGAAATGGATCAGGCAAGGGTAGCCACATTTACACAAGTTGCAGAACTGCCTTACATGAGTAAAAGATTCGCGTTGAAGAGATATCTTGGACTAACAGAAGAAGAAATGGCACGTAACGCCGATCTATGGGCAGAAGAAAATAATGTGCCACAGAAAAAACAGACCAAATCGAACCAGTTGAGAGGTGGCGGCATAACGCAGTCAGGAATAAGTTCAGATCTTGATCAATTCGAGGAGCCGACAGCAGAACCTGATGCTCCTGCACCGGGCTCACCACAACCAGGACAACCAGGACAGACCCCGGGAGGACAGACTCCTGGTGGCACAGGCGGCGGTGGACAGGTATAAGGATTAAATACGAATATGAAACTGAATGAATTCTTCACATATGGCGCAGATGGCTTCGAACAGGACAAGACCTACGAGCCGGAGCATGATATTTCGATACTAGACGCAGAAGATACAAGGAAAACCAGACTCACACTCAAACAGATTAACTCTATGAGACTGGCATCGGAGGCACACGATGCACAGCAGAAGGAAGAAGCAGTATTTGTCCAAAAGATGTACGGACAGCCTGCACCAGACGATAACTTACAGTTATAATGTCATCAATAGCATTCGTATTAGGCAACGGTGAATCACGTAAGGGGATCGAAATAAATGATCTCATGGCAAAGGGCACTGTTTTCGCCTGCAATGGTGTGTACAGAACGCACCGGCCCCACTGGCTGATAGCAGTGGATCCCAAGATGATGTTGGAGATCGCAGAGACAGATTACGTTGTACATAATAAAGTGTACAGTAACTTCAACGCACAGTATAACAAACACCAAAAATTGCTGGATCATGTGACCTGGTCAAAGCCAAGCCTGGGGTGGTCAAGTGGTCCAACGGCGCTGAGATTGGCCTGTGACAAGCAATTCAAAGACATCTACATATTGGGTTTTGATTATCAAGGACACAATGACGGCACAAACAAGTCTCGCTTCAGATTCAACAATGTGTTCAAAGACACAAGAAACTACAAAAAGAGCCTTT